GCCTCTGATAGCATCAACTTAAATGAATTGTAAAATTGGATATACTTAGCATGAAGACGTGGTGTTTCCATACTATCGTTTGCTAGTAACTCAGGCAATTCTCTGTGGTCAAAGAATGCTTCTGAATCCTTTGCCCACATCTCTTGAATTTTTTCGAGATTCATCCTATGTCTTCTGGTGCAGGGATACCTTTACTCTTTGCAAAAGTTTGTGCAGGCTCAACGTAGTCAGGATGATGTGTGCTATTGATTGATGGTTGCCAAGGTTTCTTAGACCTATTGTTGATAACAATAAATCTGTCAGCAGCAAATGTCCCTGCGACACTAACCTCTATCTCATCCCCATCTTGCCAATTAACAGTGCCATCTTTTTTAGTATGATTCAATGCTTCTTGAATCTGGTCAATTAACTTTTGGGTAAGTTTCATTTAATCAAGTGTTTTATCTCTGCCACTATTCTCTCCTTTTCTTATTTCATATGATAGAAATGAAAAAGATACATTCGCTGTGGCATACTCTGTCCCATCTATTGTAGCATTAAATTCCAATGCTGACAAGGATATTGGTTGTATACCTTTAAAGACTACAAAAAAGTTTGATTGAAAATTACTGTTTAATACTGCTAGTGTAGCGTCAGCAAGTATATTTTCATCATCATTATTATTCATTGCTTTGATTTTTTCTACAAACTCAGCTCTATCAACATAATTGTCAGGTGTGCCTATACCACGAATCCAGTTGTGTAGGATTAGATAGTTTTGTAAATCTTCGTCAATGAGAAATGTAAGGTTTAGAGGGTCATATGTTATAAAACCATCTAAAGGTAGTGGTCTGAATGGTGTAGATTGCTGTTGTGGATTTGCATTTATCGCAGGAATATTAGCAGACTGCGCAAAGTATACCACCTTAGGGTATTTTGCTAACAGAAACTTAAATCCTATAGGAGATAAGAAATTTCTATTCTCTATCTGTTGATTCCAAGTCGCCATCGTAGTTTTCCATATACACTAGACCTAGATTTTCATCGAAATACTCTTCTTCCATTAGGTGTTGTATTCGTCTATTATATCTAGCATACTATTTAGTTGATAATGTGCCCCTGCTATCCAATCTTCCGACGCACCATCATACCTACCGCCATACAAATCATTTTTTAATTTGATGAGACGTGCATAGATTTCAATTTTAGTCACTCTACCCCTACCCATACAGTAATGTATCTAATGATATTCTAATTAGTTATAAAAAAACCGCACGTTTTAAGTGCGGTCTTGTTACAGTGTCAGGGTTTTCGCATGTGTGTCACATGAGAATGTCACTGCAGATTCTTTTGCATGAGGAATGTGTATCGTTGCATTCTATTAAACAAGCGTAATAATCATTTATTTTTTCCTCATCTTCAGAATTTCCAGAAGAATGATTCCAATCTCCTAATTGATTAGATGGATAGTTGTGCATGGTTGGACTCCATAATCTTTAAATCACGAAATTCTGGGTGCATCGGTCTAGTCTCCAACTCTTCTTAATTATTTACTCAGGTTTAGGCTTTGTCATAAAGTTTTCTAACTCATAAGAAGGAGGTATATGATGGTCATTCCAATGTCTAATATTTCCTGCAACAATAAAACAGTTGGTAACTACTAACTGTATAAAAATAAAAGTCCTAATTATAGCAACAAAATCTGCCTCTCTATCAGAGTTGCCAGATTTGTCACCTAATGCTTTTGCCCAAATTCTCCAAAGTTTTCTCATTCTTGCACATCATATTCTATATGCACAACTTTAGAGACTCTACCTCTATAATTTTGTGTGCTTCTTTTGCTAGTGCCACCTAAAAGAATTACTAATTCTTCTATACGTTGGAGAATACGCTCTGTTTTTTCTTCCATTTAATTACTATAGCATAAAAAAAGACACCCTGTAAAGGGTGTCTTAAAAATGTATGTAATATTAATTACATTAGGTTTGTAACCTTCACACGTCTGTAGTAACGGTTAGCATTTGATGTAAGAGCACCTTGACCTTGTGTAAGACCCTCTGCGAATGGGTTTGCAACCATTCCGTAACGAGTCTTAAAGCCAATTTTTGGTTGGAATGTATCCTGACCAACGGCTCTGACCATCTGTAGAGGCACGTAAGGACAGTAGAATAGTCCTGCGTCGTATGCGCTACTACCTTTATATCCTGCAACATAGAAGTGATTGTCACTTACGTTTGCTGAATATGGGTCAACGTAAACCTTGATTCTTCCGTTAAGAGTACCAGCAAGTGTGCTGCTATTGTCATCAGGAAGTAGGTTGCTGTTGCCTGCAAGAGCTGGAGTGTAATCAAGCACACCCGCCATAGATAGAGCACTAGCTACATCTGCTGAGCAGATTAAGATGTTGCCCTTTCCTCTACGAGTTTCATGCCCGATAGCATTCATATCTCTCTCAATCTGGAATAATAGTCCCTTGAATTTCTCAACTGACCATCTACCATTTGAGTCAACGTCTAGGTCGAATGTACCAGCAGTTGCTGTATTATTCTGTGCACCTGGGCGAGCAATTTTGTAGACTGTTCTGACAACTTCACGGTTGATTTCAGCAAGCACTTCTGTTGAGAGGATGTTTGCTAATTCAGACTCAGCGTCTAGTCCGTGAACTGCCTTCAAGTCTTGAGCAAGCTCTAAACTGTACTCTGCCTTTAGGGCTCTTGACTTAGCAGTAACTGTTACTTTCTCGATTGAGAAACCCATTTCGTTGAAATGGTTGTTAGATGCGTCACCAAGTGCTTCAGACTGAGCAGTTGTCATACCCTGTCCACCGATGGTGTATTGTCCTGCACCGTCAGCAAGTAGACCTGGGTTAGAACCTGTCTGAGTATTAGATGCTAAACCATTAGCACTATTCTCAGATGAATGCTCTGTATCAACTTCGTTGAAGAATGTTTCAACTGCACTGTTGTTGATATCTCTGTTTGTGCCTTTTGTGGAGCGCATTGCAAAGATAAGTCCTGTAGGACCTGTCATTGGTTGCACACCGCAAATGTCGTAAGCAATAAGCTTAGGCATACTACGACGGATTAGAGAGATTAATACTGGGTCGAAACCTGCAACAGGACCTGTTGCTGTGCTACCACCAGAGAAACCTGTACCACCAAGAGAGTTGGTTGGTGCTGCTTCTGTTACTAATCCTCTTTCTTCTTTCAAGAATCTTTCTTGATTCTCAAGGAGGACTGAGGTCACCGATTTTCTATACTTGTCAGAAATCGCTTCGATTTCAGAATGTTCTAGAATAGGAGCCCACTTCTCCTGTAGATGTTCTGCGTTAAACATTTGGAGTTTTGTGGTTATTGTTTACTTTCCCCAACGACTGATTGCCTGCACGTATGCTGACATTGAATCAGTTGCGGGTGTTTCTGCTACTTCCTTAGACTCAGTTACTGTTTCAGTAGTACCTTTTGTCTCAGGTTTTGTAGAGAAGTAAGATTCACGTAAAGTAGAAACTTTCTCACGGAAAGATTCTTCATTCTCAAACTCAACAGCTTCTGCTAGAGAAATAAGTTTCTCTTTTTGAGAGAGACTCAAGCCCTCTGCAATTTCTGTCACAATCCCATTCTTGATATAGTTGCCGACCTCTTTAGTGAGACCAACGTTTTCTTCAATCGACTCGTTGAGTTTTTCTTCCATACTATTGAGTTGCTCTTGTAATTCATCTACAAGGTCAACTTTCTCGTCAGGAATTTCTATGAAATTCTCAACGAAAACTTGTTTGATTCCATCCAATACGGATGTTGCCATCTCTTGCTTAATTCCTGCTTCAACAGCGAGATTGTTTTTCTCCATCCACTGTGATACAGAGTAAGTAAGATACTCATCGACCTTTTCTGCAAGGTCTTTCTTGACTGAATCAATTTCTTCTTCGAGGACTTTAGCGTATTCCTCGTGCATACGGTCTAGCTCTTCGTTTAAACGAGAGACTACAGCAGCTTCAAAGATTGTTCTTGCTTTATCTTTGAATTCCTCACTGAGGTTTTCGCCTTCAGTAAGTGCAGCAACGTCAGCAGAAAGGTCAACTTCAATGACTGCTCTTTCTTCTGCTTCGTCTTCAGCAATAACCTCACCCTCTGGCTCGTGTCCTGCTTTTACATCACCTTTATCACTAAATGTTGCTGTCGCAGATGATGCGTCAGATGGTTTAGTTGTAGGTGCAGGAGCATTACCACCCGCAACAGTTTTCATTTTGTTGCTGTCGTCGTCTGGTTTGCTGTTGAATGGAGTAGGACCGCCTAAGTCTTGGATGCCCGCAAGACTACTACCGTCAGCACCCAGCTTGGGCATCGGTTCGCCTGGCTTGGCATTTGCGGTTACACTCGATTCATCTAGAGTTGTGTTCTCTGTTGACATTGTAGTCTCCGAAATCTAAAATTGTAAGCTATTTGCTATATTTATTTATACTTAGAAAGATTTAAGTAACTGAGAAAACGCGGAAAGTTTGATTTCTTCCATTTGGTTTCGCGCAGCATTATTAATTCTTCCTTTGATTTGGTCTATTGTTTGCTCGTGTATAGCACCACCCGCATAGACCCATTCTCTACCTTCCATAATTCCATTCACAAAAGCGTCTGGAGCTGAAGGGTCTGCCACAATATCAGCAGCAGTAGCAAGCATGAAGTCGTCAGCAACGATTTTTAAACCGTTTTCTTCTTTGATTGACCCCAATCCTCTTGAGGATACACCAAGTTTTACTCCTTCATCTAAAAGACTCTTAGCAATATTACCCATAGGTGTGTCTAAGATTCTCGCTTTTCCTACAAAATTATTACCTTCTTGCTTAAGAGAGGTAATTAAATGTGAAACGCGGTCAAGATTGATAGTAGGACCATCAGGGTGACCTAACTCACCAAGTGAGCGTCCCTTCTTAATGTAAGACTCATTGTATTTATCCACTTCTCTTTGAAGAGTTTGGACAGGATACATACGTCCGTTACGATTTTTGATTGCTCCTTGTAGAAATACACCTTCGATAAAGTGTGACTTTTTGCCACCCTTACCTTCTGTGATAACTACTTTGCAAGTTTCAATCTCTTCCCGAATCAGCTTCATCTGGAGTTTCCTCTGGTGTTTGTGCAACAGGTGCTTCGGCATCCTCTGGTTGCTCTGTATTTTCAGGACCTTCATCCTGAGGAGCAAACATAACCTTACCGATTTCCTGTTTTTTGTCGTCCACAGCTTTAACAGCAGCAGCGTTCATACCAGTTGCAACGTAATCCGAGAGGTCTTTTTGACCCGCGAATAGCGCATTAACTATATCTTGAGCGGCTTGTGTTGGCATAATGTTATAGTACCGTAATAATTATTTATATATCTCCCTTTTTGTAGTCCGCAGGTTTGATTCCTTGCTCCGCAGGGTCGGGAGGTTCAGGTTGCAAACTCATTGCCATCTGCTCATGCTCCATAGCGGGCATTGCCAATGGGTCAATAGACTTACCTTCCTTAATTTCTGCTTCCATCTGCTTATCCATTTCTTGAAATAATGCTTCTGGTTGCTTCAATACTTGCTTGCGTAAGTATTCTAAGGAGAAGTAACGACCTACAAATGGGTCCATCTGCTGCAGTAATGCCATACGTGCATTCTGTATTTCTTGCTCTTTTAATTCAGAGAAGTAATTATCAGCGATGAAATCATACTGTATATGCTCCTTCATCTCATCCCATTCTTCAAGAGTAAAGATACCCTTTAAAACGACTTGAGTTCTTAGGAGGTCATTGAATAAATCAGAAAATCTTTTGCGTAATCTGACTACAAATTTTTGGAATTTTACTTCGTCTCTTGTAATCTCAGCACTTCTTCCAACATTAAATGCGGAATCAGATTCTAAACGTGACTCGGGTACGTTGAGTGAGCGGTAAAGTTTCTTTTGGAAATACTTGACGTCTTCAAGCTCTCCAAGATTTTGTCCACCTGGGAGTGTAGAGATTTCAGTGCCTCGTCCTCCTTCTCTTCGTGGTAACCAGAAGTCTTCGAGCATCGACATGAATTTTTTGTCGTCTCTAATCTCTCCTGTGTCAGCGTTATATACTAATTTATTCCTGTAGCGAGCCATAACCTCACGGAGGTATTGCTCTGCCTTTTGTTTTGGTAAATTACCTACGTCAATGTAGAAAATCCTACGCTCAGGAGCGCGGGACAATCTATATATCACCAAACTATCCTCAATCATACGTAATTGATTAAGTGCTTTGATAGCTTTGTGTAGATGTGACAACACATAGTTGCGTTGCATATCCATTTGTCCTGAGTGACAGAAACAAATAGCATCTGTGGCAATCTTTATACCTTGATTTTCATATCCACGTAAACCCTTTGGACTGTATATGAAATACTCAACTGCTTTAGGTATAAGCGCATTTACCTGTGGGTCTACAGGTGATATACGGTCTTTTGGTTTATCGTATTCGATTACTTTTTTAATCTTACGAGGGTCAATATACCTTAACTCAGTAATACCTTTCTTAGGATCGTCTGGGTCTATCATCTTATGATAGAAAAGACGACCATCGATATACCATCTACGGAAAATATCGTATGCTCGTCTGTCAAAATCTAGTAAAGATAATATATTTTCAAACTCCTCACGAAGTCTATTCTTTACGCTTTGTGAAACTGGTAGATTAGATAACTCTATATCTACAGGGTGGTCATCTAAGTCACCCGCGATTGCTTCGTTGGTGATATCGCTGATAGCAGCATCCGCTTCTGGATGAAGAGACATTTCACGGTATCTACCGATTAATTCTACTTCATTAGACTTGTTTGCGGAGTCACCTAAGTCAACGTACTGCCCAAAGTAACCACCCGCTACTATGGGTTGCGCTGCATCATCACTATCTTTATGCACAAAAGAAGGACCCTTTTGGGATTCCTTCTTTTTGCGCTCAAGCGAATAACCAAATAATTGTGACATTCAACTGTCCCGCCTTTCTTTTACTTTTATATTTATTATAGCACAGAATTGCTATAATATATTAACCATCAGTTTTCTTGTTACCTGGGTTATCTGTTGCAATAACTTGCCAGAATTGCACTTGGAATTCTACTGTATATTCCTCAGGGGTATCGTTACTATCCCATGCTAAATCAATAGCAGAAATATTAGAAGGCCAAATAGCATGAAACTCATAAGACCTACTCACTTCTCCTTGACGAGTATACTGTCTGACAATAGCATTTTGCTGATAGTCTGCAATGTTATCATAGTGTTGTAAGTTTTGCTGCATGTCTTGTATTCTACTTGCCCATGCTTCAAACTTAGACCTTAATCTAAATGCTTCATCATTAAGGACTGTGATAGTCCAAGGCTCAAATGTACGGTCTCCCGCAATTTTCAATACCCTACCTCTGTAAGGTACATCTACAACACCTATTGTTGAGGCAGGAAGATTCGCTGCCTTAACTAGGAATGTTGATAATCTTTTTTTCTGACCCTGAGTGTCATCTCCACCTGTATTTGATTTTGATGAATTCTCATTGATTGTGGAAGATACACCACCTTGTGCATCTGATTTTATTGTATTTCCATCTGGGAAAAACAATTCAACTTGAAACAGATTAGGACGGGCTAAGTCCGCAATATTATTACGGAAATCTATTATAGGGACGTTAATGTCTTTGGGGTTTGCCATGAGTTAATTTCTCCTTTTTTTAGAAAATTAATTTACTATTTCAGAGAAACTAGCACCAGTCCTAGTTGCAGTGAAAGTAAGTGTGATGAAGTTAATCGACCTTGCGGGTTTAACAAATATCTCCGCGAAAAACTCACCTCTGTCTATAGCATCAGGTGGGTTATTTGTTTCGTCACAGACTACTAAGAAGTCTATAACACCTCTTCTTGATTGCACAGTGCGGAGGAATGGCTCAACTATGTTTTTGAATTGTGCACGAGTAAACTCGTCATTTAATTCAAATAACTGTTGCTTAGCAGCAGTTGAAATTGATTCTTCCATGACTAAGAATAAACGTCTGACGTTGATTCTATCGAATGCAGAAGAGTAACCAAGTGCAGTCTTGTCTCCGAAGAGTACGATTCCTTCACCTGGGAATGATACGATTGGATTAATTCTCGCAGCATATAATCTGTCTCTGTGGTCTTTTAGAGGTGAGTATGAAAGTTTGATTGCATTCAATAATGTGCCTCTATTGAATCCTGCAGGAGAGAACCATGCTTCTGAATTAAGAGTTGTGCTTAACACAAGTCCTGCCATGTCACCGTTACATGGAATATAACGATAGACATCATTATACTTGTCGTAAATGTATTTGTAATTGTTATCAAATACTGCATAACTTGTGGATGCTAATGAATTGAAGTAATCAATAGTCTTGGTTACAATGTCATTGATACTTGGTTGTCCTATAACATCACCTCTATGTGGTGAGATGAATGCCATACAATCTTTTCTTTGATTAGCGATAGAGATAATATGTTGTGCCTTAGCGATACTGTCACCTACAGTTGACATTGAAGGACCCATTAAGATGTAGTCTATGTCAATAGTTTCAGCATCGTTGAATAAGTCATACGCTGCAAGTGCTTCTGGACGTGCTACTGAGTAACCGTCTACTCCACCTTGTAGTGCATAACGAATGGTTGCTTGATTCTTTGTACCTAGTAATGGTTTTGCAGATGGGTTAGTGCCTGTTGGGTCATCTAAATCATTGATTGATGTAGAAGACTTGATAAGGTCAAACTCTCTGTTAATACCTGATAGACCAAAACCACCAGATGCGTTTACATCTTTGTCATAGATTTCTCCTGTCTCATGACTACCCCAAAGGATAAATCTTGACCTTGCTTTGATTACCTCTTTATAGTAGATGTTGTCTCCTTGAGGTGACCTAGCATCAGATGCTTTAGAAACGTTAAGGAATTTCTCAACGACTGCCCCAGGTGTGCCTGTCAATTCTCCATCACCATCAACAACGATGATGTGCATTAAGTCGTTGTGTCCTCCTCTCTCTTCTACCCATGCAGAAGTTGTAGGTCTTTCAGCAAGGTTTGTCCATCTTGCATTAAGTCCGTATGTACGTGTTGCGTAATCTGACTCTACGTTAGCAATCGCGATTGTTGTAGAATTTTTATCAACAACAGTTTGGTTTGCTTGGAATTGAGGTGATAGTGGATTTAATGAAACACGAAGTTGGCGTGACACGCCTGATACAACACCACTGTCTCCAGTTGCTGAGCCAGGTGAGCCAGAGTTATTCGCTAACTCAGTGATTGTGTCTCCAACCTCAATAATATCAGATGCAGTATCATCAATAGTCAATTCTAATTGACGAGTTTCTTCATCCCATGCAACAACACGACCAGTAACACCACCAGATACAGCAGTAAGGAAGTTGTCTTTTTCAAATGACCCTACAAGTGTTGACCCTGCCTCGAAGGTAACAATCACTGTGTAAGAATAAACTTTACCGTAGATGTTTGCATTTGAGAATGCAACTTCTGCGTTAGTTATGAATTCCCATTCCGTAGATGTTGGGTCTGATAGGAATAATACTTGGTCAGCACCCGCGTCTGTCATCAAGATTCTTAATGAGTTAGCGTGTTTACCCGCAGTCCTTCCTGCCCACTTCCAGTTGTTAGTAGCTTCTTCAATGTTTGCCTCATAGTCTACGATAGACTTAATGATTGGAGGTGTAACACCTGTTGAAGTTTGCTCATTGATTTCTGTCTTTGCAGCAGTCACAGTTTGAAGTGTAACTGTTGACCCATCAGTGTGTGCAGCAGCAGTAGAACCTAATACTCCACGCTCCACTGTAAGGTTATCCCCAGCTACTCCAGAGATTCTTAAAAACTCATCGTCAATTCTTATGAATGAGTTTGTGCTTCCTGCAAGTGCAGTAGCAGAAGTAACTGTTAGAGTAGTGTCAGCAGCAGTAAACGTAGACCCTTCGTTAATAGTAGAAGATGTGCCCGCAGCCTCGATAAGAGTAATTGATGAATTTGCAGCGTGTGATGCAGCAGATGTTTGTAATTGTCCTCTTGTTACAGTAACGTCTAAACCAGAGACTGCTTGGACAACCATTAATTCAGCGTCAACGAATAATACATCACTTACGTCAAAGTCAGTTGCTGACTCAACAGTAAGTACTGTATCTGTTGCACTAAATGAAGTGATTGTAAATTGTGCTGTATCAATCGCATTCTTAAGTGCTGCGTTATCTGCACGCACTACGCGAAGCGACCCGCCATACAATAAGAATTGTGCTGCAGTAAACCAACCCTCAAAGTTAAGGTTGTTTGGTCTACCAAATGTTTCTAGAAGTTCTTTCTCACTTGTAATAGTTGTGATGTCTTCGATGGGACCTTTTTCAAAAGCACCAACAACAGCAGCGACGTTATCAACAGTCGAGTTTACTACGTTAGTGAGGTCTCTTTCTAAAACAACAACTCCTGGGGAAAGTTGTGTTGATGCCATTAGATTAATCTCCTATGGGATTTCCAATATAAATGCTAAAATTATTTATTAAAAGCTATGTTTTCAGTGGGGAAACAAGACGTGAATTACCAATCAGGATAGTCACACCAAGGTATTTTACGGTTACGTCTTCTTTTAACCCTCCATATTGTGCAGGATTTGCATTCATAAGCATAGGCAGATGGGTTAGACCCTCTATCCTTTCTAGTCTTATAAAATTCATTTCGGAGATTTTTTTCCTGTCCACATATACGACATCTTCTATCTACAAACAGGAGATTATCTAACTCAAATTCTTCTTCTATACTCATATATCATTTCTTCTTCATCCAATCCATTACTTCCTCTGGTAACTTACCTACTCTTGGGTCACTGTCTTTAACTGTGTGAGGGTCCATCTCTCCCTTTGGAAGATAAGGTAACTCACGCAATGCACGAACACTGGGGTCAGTTGTAACATTTGTGGGAAGTCGTCCAAGAGCGACATTATCATAGTTAAGTTGGTGTCTGTCAAAAACTGATAATTCATATTCCTCCGTCATTGATAGGCAGTTGGTTGGACAGTATTCTACACAGTTACCGCAGAATATGCATGCTCCAAAGTCTATCGAATAATTTCTTAATTCTTTTTTCTTTGTTTCTTTATTCATCACCCAGTCGACCACTGGGAGGTTTATAGGGCAAACCCTTACACATACTTCACAAGCAATACATTTATCAAACTCGTAATGTATGCGACCACGATACCTTTCTGATGGTATCAGTTTTTCATATGGATATTGTACTGTAACAGGTCTTCTTCCCATGTGGGATAGAGTTACTGAAAGACCCTGC